GCGACGTGGGCATGTCAGACCTCAATGCTTTGACCGCTCGCATCTTGGGTTTTGAAGATGCTGGCGCAATGATCCTGGCATCTAAAGAACAAGCAGACCTGACCATGAGCGCTGCCGAAGCGCAAGCCAATCAGATGCGTTTGGCGGGTCAGTTTGCCGTGGACAGCGGTGGCCTGCTGTCAAATGCCACGCTGCTGCAAGGAGGCATGAACTTCGCGCAGACTGTCAAAAACCCATTTACACCTTAAACCATGGCAGACCTTCCACTCCTTCAATCAGGCAGAGTCGAGGCAGCAGGCATTCCTGGTGCTGTACTGCCAACCGTCACAGCGCCCCAGGTGGACTACGTCGGCCTGCGTGCTGGAGCTGCCAACGCGCAGACAGTATCGCAAACACTTGACCGGCTTAGCAATCAACTCTTTGGCATTGCCAAGACCGCAGCAGTCGAGTCTGGCTACCAGTACGCAGCTGACAACCCGCTGAATGATGAGCAGCTGCAGGCCGCCAAGATGGGCAACGTGCAGCCGCTCAAGCTGGGTGGCACGTTCAATGTGTTTGACCAGGCTGTGCGCAAGGCTCGCTCGCTTGAGTTGTCTAGCACGTTTGAACAAGAAGCACGCACGCAGATGACGACCATGCTGACTGCGGTGGAGATGGGCAAGGCCACCACCGAGCAGGTTCAAAACAAGCTCACCACCATGATGGACGGCTTTAGCCGTAGCTTGGCCCAAATCGATCCAGAAGCCTCACTCAAGTTTCGCGCCACCAGCGCCACCATGGGCAACACCGTGTTGTCCAAGGCAGCTGAGTTTGAGATGAAGCGCGAGAAGGCCAAGCGCCTGGCTAGGTTCGACGCTGACTTTGACAATAGCACACGCCTGCTTGAAGCCGCCGTGTCTCAGGGTTTTTGGGTAGACCCCAAGACCCAGCAAAAGCGCAGCATCGAAGAGCTCGCAGATGTTTACCGCTAGTCAATTGCAACCCGCGCCCTGCTGCTTGGCGATGCCACTGTGCAAAAGAGCTACAGCGACAAGTTTGAAGCAGCGCTCAAAAATGCCAAGGTCAATGCTGTGACCAAGTTCTTGCTGACTGATGATGCCTCGATGGCAGACCCAGAGGCAACGCTCAAGAACATCCAGGTCGGTAACGTCGGCAAGATGTCAGACCTTGTCAAGGGCATGCTGATGACTGACTACGGTTCAATCGAGAAGGTTTCAGCCAACTACATGGTGGCCGTCAACGCACGCAACACTGCACTCAATCAGAAGCTCGCAGCCGACAAGCGTGCAGCTGTGGCCGAGTTTGTGCCGCTGTATGAGAAGGCCATTGCAGCGCCAGAAGGCAGCGCAGCGCGCAGGCAGTTTGCCAACGAGATCGCAACGCTTGCAAGAAAATCACCAGACGCTGTGCCGCTGGGTGTCATCAAAGACTTGCTGGAGCCCAGCAAAGAGGGCAACCCGCTTGCTGAGTTCAATGTGCTGCGCGGCATTTACGAAGGCACGATCACCAACCCTGACCAAATCTTTAAAAACAATTCGCTCAATGGCAAACAGAAGGTTTCTGCGCTGAAGCTGCTGACCAGTGAAGACAGACGCGACCAGCGTGATCTGGACACTGGCCTAGCCAAGCTGGCTGGCATTCCGACAATGCCTGGCTCAGTGACTGTGCTTGACCCTAAAGGCACTGAGTTCCAACGCTTGCAGCAGCTGCGCGCATCGGCTCTGGCCATCCAGGCTAAGGCCATGTCTGAGAACAAGATTCTGCAGCCACGTCAGGTTCTTGAAGAGGTGTCCAAAGACCTGGAAGCCAGGCGCAACACAGAGCAGGCCAAGGCTGCTAAAACCGCACTGACGAATGTGTGGGAGAAAAAGGCCGGTGGCCCTATCACCCGCGACACCCTGCCAGGTCTGGAGAACAGCAAGAAGCTCAAGCCTGCTGAGATCACACAAATCAAAAAACTGCTTGACCAGGCAGAAGGGATTCAATAATGGCCTACAGTGCAATTGAAAACAAATACCTGTCGGCTCTTACCGCAGTACAGTTTCCAACAGAACCGATGGAGCCTGATACAGCTGGGCAGCCTGGTGATGTATTGCTTGCTGCTGGGCCAAGCCAAACAATGACCGATGGTGGTGCCGCATTTGGAATTTACCCTGGCATGGGTAGACGTAGCCAAAAAAGTAACATTGGTGAAAAGATGATTACAGGCGCGCCAGACTTTGCTGCCGGAACTGTTCGAGGCGCAGCAACATCTGCCCTTGGGTTTGGTGGAGATATTCAAAAGATTGGCAGATTTATTAACGCTTTAGCCTTTGACAACCAAGGTGGCGGCATTATGGACAAACTGAGCCGCGCTGCAGAAACAATGGCAGACCCAACCTTTTTGCCGTCTAGCATTGATGTTAGCGAAGGGGGTTACACAATTCCAGGCACCAACTTTACGTTGCCCGGTTTACCAGCAGCTGTGCCAGCTGGCACGAGCGCATTTGGCATGACCCCAGACGATCGTCAAAAAGCTGGAGAGTTTGGCCAAAATGTTGGCGAGTTGGTAGGTGATCCATTCATGATGGTCAAGGGTGGTCAGATGGCTGCTAGAGGAGTAGCAGAGGCTGGCAAAGCGCTGGCACCCAAAGCAGCCGAGATGACAATCAACGCGCTGGAAAAGACCGGCATGCCTGCGCGTGGCCTGGGCATTGTCGAGTCTGGCCCCAACGTGGTCAGCACCCGGCTGCCAACAGCTGTCAAAGCCACAGAAGACCCGCTTGCCAACAACCTGGTGATTGATCTGCAGGCAGCCAAGACTGACCCAGAGGCATTCAATCACAACGTCGGGTTGGTCAAGCAATACCCCAACTTCGCATCGAAAGCACGCAACCCAGAGAAGCAGGCCGAAGACTTCATCAACGAGGTCAAAGACAATTTGCTGTTCTTGCACGACCAGGTGCCAGATGCTACGCGCCAGCGCAGCAAGCTCTGGTACGACGGTGCGCGCAACATCACAAGCAAATGGTCGAACGAATACCAGGTGCCTGACCAGGCAGTGTCTGGCGTGCTGGCCGTACTGTCGCCACAAAAAGACTGGTTCATGAACGTGAGCTTGGGCCAGCGCGTGCTGGACATCATGAGCGGCAAGCAAGCCTATAAGTGGGATGACGGCATGACAGAGATGGGCAAGGTCATCTGGTCAAAGCCCCAGTACGCACCAATGGTCGAAGCCATCAAAGGGAAAACCCTAGCCGAGATCACAGACCCTGGTCTGAAGGCTATGTGGCTGCGCACCTATGACCAGGCATACCTGCCGCGTGAACATCAGATCGTGACACCAGAAGGTGACTTTGCTGGCTTGCGCATGAACTCGGACGGCAAGACACCAACCAAGACTGGCTGGGGTTCGCTCAATGAGATCGGCAAAGCCATTGTGATTTTGGGTGACCCATCCAAGGCAAACATCAGCAACAACCTGGGCGACATGCACAAGGTTCGCAACTTCTACAACAACATCTACGCGCCCAATGATCCGTCAGGTGCTGTGACCATCGACACCCATGCGGTGGCTGCTGGCCTGCTGCGCCCATTGTCTGGCAACAGCCGTGAAGTAATGCACAACTTTGGCTCTGGTTTGCTTGGCGAAGGCGGCCCAAAGAACAGCTCGATCACCGGCGTGAAGGGCACTTATGGTCTGTATGCCGAAGCCTATCGCAGGGCAGCTCAAGATCGAGGCATCTTGCCGCGTGAGATGCAATCAATCACATGGGAAGCTGTGCGCGGGTTGTTCCCAGATACGTTCAAGACGGCAACAAATGCTGACAAGATCGACAACATTTGGCTACAATATCGCAAAGGCAAACTCTCACTAGACGAGGCACGCAATGAAGTCTTCAACGCAGCAGGCGGCATCAACGCCCCAGAGTGGGAGCGGGCCGGACTACGTCCTGGAGCTGCTCCAGAAGTTCAACCTTCCACTAACCAGGGACAACTACCTGGGGCTGGCGTACCCGGAGGGGCTGCCGGAGGGATGGGGAGCGGGGAACGAAGCGGAGCTGCCACAGGAGATTCGTCAAGCGTAAAGCGTGGCCGTCAGGCTCGCAATTCTGGAGCTAACTGATGGCCATTCAACCTCTTGATCAACGCCTAAACAGCATTCTGCCAGCAGCACCAGCTGCATCACCAGCAGACCCGACCAAGCTAGAACCCATGCCTGCCGAGCAGGCGCAAATGGGTGAAGAGGAAACACTCACCGATAAGCCTGGCACACCCAGCATGACCGAAGGCATTCAGATTGCCGGGCCTGTTGACGCAGCTATTCGCGGACTGATCACACGCCAGGGCACAAAAGCCGTGCGCAACCTGGTGCCAGAAGCCGCTAGGCTTGCGCCAGGCGAGATGCCAGACGCAGCCAAGGCTGGTCGCTTCAAGCTGATCCCAGAAGCTGACCAAACGCTGACAGACACTGTTGGCGCAGCTGTTAGTCGCAGGCAGACATATGGCATTACACAAGGCAAGCCTGGTGGCACGCCTGATGAGCCATTTAACTTAGCGCGCTACCAGACCGAAGACGCTGCCGGCATTGTGGCTGGTGTGGCCGATGCGCTGAACATCAGAACCAAAGCCGTCACGTTCGATGAGATCAAAGCCAAGGCTGCAGAGTCTGGCATTGGTGAGTCATTCCTGACCAGGCTGATTGGCAGCGACGGCAAGATGATGGCCAACGCTGTCGAAACCTACAAAGCCCTGGAGGTTTTAGAAACCAGCGCCAACGAGCTCGACAAGCTGTTCAAGCTGGTCAACTCTGGCATGGCCACCGACGCTGACAAGCTGATGCTGCGCCAGCAAGTGGCCTTCCACGGCATGATTCAAAAAGGCGTCAAGGGTATCCAGACTGAAACAGCTCGCGCCCTGGCAGTATTCCGCATTCCCCGCGATGGCAATGCCCAGGTCATTCGCCAGGTGCTGGACGAATACGGCGGCGATGGCGCATTGCAAGACATGGCCCGCAGCTACTTGTCCCTGGAGTCACGCGCTGCTCAGAATGCCATGATCGAGAAGTCGATGATGTCTGGCTTGAAGGATGTCTGGTTCTCCACCTACATCAACGGCCTGCTGTCCGGCCCCGTGTCGCATGCCAAGAACATTGTGTCAAACACCATGTTTGGCCTGTACCAAATCCCCGAGCGCATGGTCGCTGCCATGTACGGCAACGTGCTGCCAACAGGCGTGCGCAGCTGGAAGTCTTTGGTGCCAGGCTCTGAGGCCGAGAAGGTCGGCATGGACGAAGCGCTCACCATGGTGCAGTCGCTGCGCAATGGCATTGTTGAGGGCATGCAGCTGGCCAGCGCTGCCTGGAAGAACAACGCCCCCAGCGACTTGATGACCAAGATCGAGATGCAGCGTGGCGGTTATGAACCCACAATCAGCTCTGGCGCGTTTGGCATCGAGCAAGACAAGTGGCTGGCCAAGGCGCTCGACTTCTACGGCACAGCTGTGACCATTCCTGGTCGCGCACTGATGACCGAAGATGAGTTCTTCAAGGGTGTGCTGTACCGCATGGAGCTCAACACCCAGATCACCCGCCGTGGCAAGACCGTCTACCGCGAAGGCGTCGAGGCTGGCCTGTCTGAGACAGACGCCATGGCCAAGGCATCGCTTGAGATCGAGGGCTTGTTCCAGAACCCACCGCGTGATCTGGACGAAGCAGCCATGCTGTTTGCCCAGAAAGGCACGTTCACTGCCGAGCTGCCCCCTGCATTGAAAAACCTGCAAGAGGTGTTCAATCACCCAGCGCTCAAAGTGATTGTGCCGTTCTTCAAGACACCGGCCAACATTGGCCTGCAGGTGATCGAGCGCACACCGTTTGCACCGCTGTCTTCGCAGTGGCGTGAAGAGCTGGCCAAGGGCGGCATCTACCGCGACATGGCCCTGGCCAAGGTCACACTTGGATCAGCCGTCCTGGCTACCTACGCAGCCCTGTCTGCTGAAGGTCACATCACTGGCCGTGGCCCAGAGCGCAAGGCAGACCGCGAGGCTCTCATGCGCGACGGCTGGATGCCCTACTCCATCAAGGTTGGCGACACTTACTACAGCTACCAGGGCATGGAACCAGTCTCCGCGCTGATGGCCATCGCTGCCGATTACGCTGAGTATGCCAAGCACGAACCCGACGCCAGCAAAGTGGAAGAGGTGTTCCTGGGCGCGACCTATGGCTTGTATGAATACCTCAAAGAGCAGCCCTATTTGCAGGGCATTGCTGACGTTGCCAAGCTGATTGGCACCAACCAGCAAGGCGCTGTTGACGGCAAGAAGATTGTCGATGGCCTGGTCAAACAGTTTGGCGGCTTTGTCATTGGCGGCTCACCAGCTGGCGTTTACAGCTCCCTGGTCGCTGGTATCTCACGCTTGTCTGATCCAACCAGGAAGGACACCCGCGCCGACCCCGAGCTACCCATGGGTGTGCGCGGGTTTGTCGAGGCGTTCAACAAGTACAAGTCACGCCTGCCCTACTTCAACTCCGATCTGCCCGAGGCATTGAACCTGTGGGGTGACCCGGTGCTGACATCGCGTGGCAACCCCATGGAGCTGGTGCTGCCGACCCGTGTGAGCCCTGCTCAGTTCAGCCTGGTTGACGACGCCCTGGTGCGCATTGGCTCACCCGTTGGCATGCCTGACAAAAAGGTTGACGGTGTCGAAATGACGGCTGAGCAGTACAACCGCTTGCTGACAATCTACGGCAAAGAGCTGCCATCCAAGCAAGGCATCATGGATGTCATGATGTCTCCAGGGTTTACCCTGCTGTCATTGGATGATCAGCAAAAGACCGTGCAGTCTGTTCACAGCAAATACATGCAAGCGGCTCAAGGCCAGCTCAAGCAAGAAGACCCCGCGCTACAGGCGCGAATCGCTGAGTTGCAAGAGCTGCGCAAGGCCAATGGCCTCTACTACAAACCTTGAAAAAACCGTACAATTTCCATTAGGAAGGATTGAGTTATGCCTATTCCAATTTCCAACGTAACACGTCGAGTTGTCTACTCGGCCAGTGGCACTGGCCCGTATGCGTTCACCTTTGAGATTCTGGCGAACACCGACATTGCTGTTTTTCGGGATGACACGCTCCTCACGCTGACCACCGACTACACGGTGACCATTGCAGCCAACGGCACCGGCTCAATCACCCTGGTGGCCGCGCCTACTGGCGCCACACAGATTGCCATTGTCGGCAACCGCACGATTCAGCGCACCACAGACTTTGTGACTGGTGGCGATTTCTTTGCCAACACCGTCAACGACGAGATGGATCAACAGACCATCTTTGCGCAGCAGAATGCTGAAGGATTGCAGCGCGCTTTGAGCGCACCGCAGACAGACCCGACCTCCATCAACATGACGCTGCCACGCGCTGCCCTGCGCGCCAACAAAGCGCTGGGCTTTGATGCCAACGGCAACCCTGCCATCGCTGACACCCTCGGTACCAACCGTGGTAACTGGGCAAGTGGCACCTTGTACTTTGTCCGAGACATTATTAAAGACACAACCAACAATAACATCTGGCAAGTTATTGTTCAGCACACATCGAGCGGTTCATTGCCTATTGGCACCAACGCTGATGCGGCAAAGTTTACGTTGTTGGTTGACGCAGCTGCTGCCAGTACAAGCGCAACAAACGCAGCGACATCTGCCTCAGCTGCCTCGGCCAGTGCGTCTGCTGCTTCTAGCTCTGCATCTGCTGCTTCTAGTAGCGCGTCAACTGCAAGCACACAAGCATCAAACGCATCTACCTCGGCAACAAATGCAGCAATAGCACAAACTGCTGCAGAGTCAGCACGCGACGCAACACTGGCCGCATACGATTCATTTGATGACCGCTACCTGGGTGCAAAGACAAGCGATCCTAGCGTTGATAATGATGGCAATGCATTGGTTGCTGGCGCTTTGTATTTCAATAGCGCTTCTGCTGTTATGAAGCTCTACACGGGCAGCGCGTGGGTTGCGGCTTATGTGTCTGGCGGTAGCTTTCTTGCGGCTGCAAACAACTTGTCTGATGTTGCTAATACGTCTACAGCCAGGACAAACTTGGGTCTTGCCATTGGCACCAACGTACAAGCCTATGCTGCTAACTTAACTACATGGGCAAGCACAACCGCACCGTCAGGTACTGTTGTCGGCACGACTGACACCCAGACAATGACCAACAAGACTCTGACTAACCCAACAGTCACGAACTATGTTGAGACTCCTTACTCTGCTAATAGTTCTACTGCTATAACTTTGGCTCTGACTAACGGCACAGTTCAAATCATTACTTTGACAGGCAGTGCAACGATAACCATGCCAACAGCGACAAGTGGTAAGTCTTTCATCATGTTCTTGAAGCAAGATGGCACAGGCTCACGCACCGTTACTTGGTCAACTGTTAAATGGGCGGGCGGTACTGCACCAACGATTACAAGCACCGCCAGTAGGCAAGATATTTTAAGTTTCTTTGCTGATGGCACAAACTGGTATGGTGTCGTTGTTGCACAAAACTTTACGCCATAAGGACTGATAAATGTTTGCAGCATCTAAAACAGCATCAGTCTCTGGTGGCTATCAAATCTCACGCAGTTTGCGCTTTAACAGCGCAGATTCTGCATATCTGAATCGTACCCCTGCAACGGCTACAAATCGCAGAACTTGGACTTGGAGTGCTTGGGTAAAGCGTTCAGCTTTAGGTGCGTTACAGGAATTATTTGATGGCTATTGGGCTAATACTGACAATGGTTATTTTTGGGTAGGATTTACAGGTGCTGACGCATTTGAGGTTCAACTGTATAACACCACATTAAGAACAACAACCCAAGTATTTCGTGACCCATCTGCTTGGTATCACCTTGTTTTGGCTATTGACACAACACAAGCAACTGCTGCAAATCGAGTAAAAGTTTATTTAAATGGTTCTGAAATAACAACATTCAGCACCAATAATGCACCCACACAGAATTTAGATACTGCCGTTAATTACAATGGGGCGCATTACATTGGAACTTTTAGCGGTTCATCAAACCTGTTTAACGGCTACATGACCGAAATCAATTTGATTGACGGCTCTCAGTTAACCCCATCATCATTCGGTGAAACAAACGCACAAACAGGCGTATGGCAACCTAAAGCCTACTCAGGCTCATACGGCACTAACGGCTTCTATCTGAACTTCTCAGATAACAGCAACACAACTGCGGCTACTTTGGGTAAGGACTACTCAGGTAACGGCAACAACTGGACACCTAATAACTTAAGTGTGACTGCGGGTAGCGGTAACGACAGCATGGTTGATGTGCCTACGCTTTATGGTGTTGATACTGGTGTGGGTGGTACTGTGCGGGGGAATTACGCTACGCTGAATCCTATTGGTGGCGGTAGTGGAACATTAACAAACGGAAATTTAGATTTATCTACAAGTAATAACATCCCCGCAGTTGGCAACTTTGCAATGACAACTGGTAAATGGTATTGGGAAGTAACTAACAACACAGTTGCTAATCCAAGGGTTGGTGTTTACAACATTGGTGCGGCAAACCCCGCTGACCTTGGAGGTACTGCAAATGGATGGTGTTTGTTAAACAGCCCATCTAGAACATACAACAATGGAAGCGCACCTGCCTACGGCTCATATAGCCCAACTACTGGAACTATCGTCATGGTTGCTTATGACGCTGATGCAGGGAAGTTGTGGTTTGGTCAAGATGGAACTTGGTTTGCAAGTGGAAACCCTGCAACTGGTGCAAATGCTTCAATGTCAAGCGTTACTGGTAGCGCAATTGTTCCTGCTCTTGCAAATGGTGCAGGGACGGACACATTTTCTAGCAACTTTGGTCAACGCCCCTTTGCCTACACAGCCCCAAGTGGCTTCAAAGCACTTTGCACACAGAACTTGCCTACGCCTACCATTGGTGCGACTACTGCGACTTTGGCTAACAAGTATTTCAACCCTGTTTTGTACACGGGTACTGGTGCAACACAAACAATTAGTACTGTTGGATTTTCCCCCGGCCTAATGGTGTTGAAAAACAGAACAAGTGGTTCATCGTATGTAACATGGCAAGACCAACTTCGTGGTGCGTCTGTTCGTTTGTTTTCATCTTTAACAAATGGTGACAGCACAGATACAAATGGCGTTAGCGCATTTACTTCAACAGGATTTAGTCTTGGTACTAATGGCAATGAAAACTTAAGCGGTGGTTCGTTTGTTGCATGGAGTTGGTTGGCTAACACTTCAGGCTCAACCAACACAGCAGGGTCAATCACTTCAACAGTAAGCGCAAACACTACAAGTGGGTTTAGTGTGGTGACTTATACGGGTAACTCTACAAATGGTGCAACGATTGGTCATGGACTTGGTGTTGCGCCAGTATTTGTTATTGTTAAATCTCGTAACGACACATTTGATTGGATTGTTTGGAGTAAATCATTTGCTACCAACAGCACAACAGCATTTCTTAATACAACAGATGCGGCAGGTGCTTATAGCGTATGGAGTAGCACATTACCAAGCAGTACGGTCATTACATTGCCAAGTAGTTCTTATGTAAATGGAACTTCAAAAACTTATGTCGCCTACTGCTTTGCAGAAGTAGCAGGGTATAGCAAGTTTGGCTCTTACACAGGCAATGGTTCTGCTGATGGGCCATTTGTGTACTGTGGATTTAGACCTGCGTTTGTGATGGCGAAAAACGCAGCAAACAGTTATAGCGGTGGTGCTGCATGGTATATGTTTGATAACAAAAGACCCTCATATAACTGGCAGGGCGGTGAATTGTTTGCAAATTCAAGCAATGCAGAAGACACGGCTTTTCAAAGATTGGACATTTTGTCTAATGGATTTAAATTAAGAACAACGGGCGGCGCAATAAATGGTAGCGGAGAACAAATAATCTACATGGCCTTTGCCCAAAATCCCTTTAAGACTTCCCTTGCACGATAGGACTCAATATGTACGCCTTAATTGAAAACAACGCAGTCACCAAAGTTGGTGAACTAGCAACTCTCTTTCCTGACACATCAAACCCTAACCATGCTTTTGCTATTGAGCAAGGTGCATTGGAAGTGGTTGAAGGTGAGCAAAAAGACCAACGCTTTTATTGGGTGACTTTTGACAGTTACCAAGTGAACGGCTCTGTAGTCACTCGCACCTACACAAACACGCCAAAGGCTTTGGAGGATGTTACAGAGACTCCAGAGGGTGCTACTGAAGCCATAACGACTAAGGGCTTAAAGTCACAATGGATTGCTCAGAACAAAGCCAATGCCAACTCACTACTGGCAAGCACCGATTGGATGGTCATTCGCAAGGCAGAGCGTGATGTAGCTATTCCTAGTGACGTGGTGACAGCGAGAGCAAAGATTATTGCTGACTGTACTGCCAAGGAAACGGCCATTGCAGCTGCTACGACAATGGAAGCATTTATCAATGTTGTTGCACCAGTAATCACTAGAGAAATGCCATGACAGAAGAAGTCACCCACAAACAAATCTACGAGAGACTGCTTGCAGTTGAAACTAAGGTAGATGACATAGACAAGAACACAAAAGGTCTTGTAGAGGCTATAAACGCCTTGGATGGGGCTTTTAAGGTCTTGGGATGGATAGCTTCTGCTGCCAAGCCTATTCTATGGGTGGGTGGGTTAATCATGGCTGCTGGTGCTGTCTGGCAGACTTGGATTAAAAAATGAAAGATTGGGCTTTCGCTTTCACTAGCGCAGCCCTTTTCTGCATTACTGTCGTCTGGTGTTTTTACATCATCGTTTGGGCTATGACGTGAAATGGCTACTGGTGCTTTCAATTCTTTTTACATTGGTAGCATCTAGCAAAGATAAAACTGAATATCGTTGTGTCAGATGGGCATGGACAGGCGATGTTTACAACCGCAAAGTAGTATGCCTTGAGTGGCAAAAGGTTGATAGAAAGTGATTGACCCAATAAGCGCATTAGAAGGACTGCAAAGCGCAATAGCAGTTGTAAAAAAAGCCGCCAAAATTGCAAATGATTTGGGTGGGTTGGCTGGCGTTGTTGGCAAACTCTTTGACGCTCGTAGCCAAGCAACTAAGGCTATGCTTGAGGCTAAAAGGTCGGGCAACAAATCTAATTTTAGCGTTGCCATGCAAATCGAAAATGCGTTGATGGAAACGGCTAAGTTGGAATCTCAACTTCAACTGCTTTACATGCAGACGGGCAATATAGACGTGTGGAACAAAATTAAAGCAAGAGCCGCTGAAATGGACAGGGATGATGCCATAGCTGCTCGTAAAGCCAAAGAAGAAGAACAACGTCAAAAGGATTTAGAAGCAGAACAAATGCAATGGGCAATTGCTATTGTCATCATTGTGATGTTCGTTGGTGCTGTTGGCTGGGGACTTACACAAATTAACGAACTATGTGCTACAGCAAGGTGCGGTAGATGACTTGGCTTGATATAGTGCTTTGGTCTGCTGTGCCTTTAAACTATTTTTTTTGGATAGTTATTTATCCAAGGCTGGGAAATGAATGAGTACCAAAAACAAGCTGACAAATTCTTCAAAATATTTGCTCGACTTTATGTGGCATATCTGGTGGTTGGTCTGCTTCCTCACTTACCTGACGAGTTGGCGGGAAAAATTGTCGATAAACTTCTTGGAATGATTGGACTGTAATGCTATCTCTATTTTCTACTCTTGGTGGCTTGCTGATCTCTGGCTTGCCAAAGCTGCTGGACTACTTCCAGAACAAAGCCGACCAGGCGCATGAGCTTCGCCTGGCACAGGTGCAGACTGAGCGCGAGCTGCAGCTGGCGGCTGCCGGGTTCGCTGCCCAGGCCAAGGTCGAGGAAATACGCACCGACCAGATCGCCATGCAGACTGACGCGCAGATGACTGAAGCAGCGCTCAAGCATGACGAGAAGATCATGGAGCGGGCCAGCACCTGGGTGGTCAATTTTGTTGGCACCGTGCGCCCAGTGGTGACGTACATCTTTGTGCTTGAGCTGTGCGCAATCAATGCTTGGATTGCCTACTACATATACACGCGTCCCAGTTTGGTTACAAACATGGAAGACTTGATTCGGTTGACCGATATTTTGTTCAGCGCCGATGAGATGGCCATGCTGGGCGGCATCATTGGCTTTTGGTTTGGCTCGCGCAGCTGGAGCAAGAAGTGAAGTTGAGCAAGGCTGGCGCTGATCTGATGCACCGCTACGAGGGGTGCCGCAACCGCCCGTACCTATGCCCAGCTCACATTTGGACAATCGGATTTGGGCATGTGCTTCAGCAAGAACAGATCAGGCTGCCGATGGCCAGGACTGAAAAGTACACGGGCATGATTCGCAAAGAGTTTCCACTGAGGGAGGAGGACAACCGTGTTTGGTCACAAGCAGAGATCGATTCGCTATTCGCACAGGATGTCGCAAGTTTTGAACGCGGTGTTTTACGACTTGCTCCCAATCTGGTTGGTCATCAAGGGGCTTTCGACGCGTGCGTCAGCTTTTCCTTCAATGCCGGACTGGGTAATTTTCAGCGCTCTACCATTCGCATGAAGATTGGCCGCGAAGACTGGGAGGGTGCAGCGCAAGCCTTCATGCAATGGACTAAGGGCGGGGGCCGTGAGCTCCCCGGCCTGGTCAAACGGCGCAAGGCTGAAGTTGCGCTGTTCCTAAGTGACGAAACTACTGGGCAGCTCCAAGAGCATTGATGCGCTTCTGGTAGTTGGCTGTGTGTCTGATCCGCTTCATGGTGTCGATGCGGCCAATGGTTTCCTGGTTGCACTCTTTCAGCTCCTTCAAGATTGTCATGCGCTCGCGGGCTGGTCGCTTGCCTGCCTTCGCGGTCTTCTCGGCCAGCTCTTCGTAAGCATCTGCCCACGCTTCCAGGGTGTCATGCACGCTGTAGGGCTGCTCCTTGCCTGGCACGCGCACAGCAAACCCGATGGGCTCCACCTCGCCCAGGTCATCATCTTCACCAGGCACCCGCTCGACCAGAGGCTGCAGCTCAACATGCTCGACCACTTCGACCACCTCGGCCACTTCCGCGACGGGCTCTAAGACCTCTGGCTCAGCTGGCGCTGCCAACTCCACCGGCTTGGCCACCATGTCAAGGGGGTTTGCAGGGGCTTTATGGGGCGCTGGAGCGCCTTTCGCTTCAGCAGGCCAGTCATGTGCCTCTTCGGCTGTGATCAAGCCTGTAAGAACGTCAGCAAAGGCATCGCGCAGTGCAAACCCTCTGGCACGCATCTGCATCATGCGCTTGGGGTATGCCTGCCATGGGCCTGTCTTGCCCCACAGGCCAGCTCGCTTGGCATCTTCAACAGAGAACTTGAAGATCACGGGCGTGCGTCCCTTGCGCTTGGCAACGCAGACAGCCACGGGGTTGGGTGTGCCTTCGTTCTCAAAGTATTCCTCGATGTTCTCGCACGTGGGACTGGCCTGCACCAAGGCCATGAGTGAGTCGCCATACATGCTGGGCTTGCCGTTGATCACCGCAATATTCTGCAGCGCTTGCATGGGTGCCATGCCCATCTCATAACCCCACTGCAAGCAGACCAGGACATCATTGGGTTTACCCTGATATGCCCTGGGCACCATGCTGGAGCTGGCCAGCATCTCGCTGAATTGGATGGCCTCTGTGAGGGTGGTTGGCGCGAAGCCGCGCTGGTTAGTGGTGGTCAGTTGCATTTTTATTTTCCTCAATGATGATCCGTTTCATGGTTGTAAAAATGAGGTCGGCCATGGCATCAATTAATGCCTCGGCCTCCTCTTCGGTGCAGTCTGTGGCATTGAGTATGGCCACAACAGCCTTCTCAAATGCTTGCTCAATGTCTAGTGGTAAATTCAAGTCAGCTCCTTAATGGTGATTGACGATTGGCGAATGCTGTATGCAGCCTTGCCAGGAACTAGGCGCTCAGCCGTGGCTTTGTAGTTTCGCATTGGCCAGCTGATGACGTACTGCCCTGCCCTGCCCTTCTCTGCCTGGCCCAGCTGCGACTTGATCAGCTTCTCTGCTGTTTCGATGTGAGCCTCGGCTGCCCTGATGGCGGCCTTGTTTTCCAAGATGCCCTTGGCCAGGTCGGTCACGCTGCCTGGCAGCTCGATCTCTTCTTTGCTGGCAGCCTGTGGGTAGATGCGGTCGAGCTCTTTGCTGCTGGCCGGTGGATACCAGTCGATCTCAGCGCTGCGGCGGTACTTGTCCAGCTTGTTCTCAAACTGCAGCACGGCCTTGATGATCTCTTTTTGGGTGTCGTAGTGCGGGCCGAACAGGAACACGCGCAGCTCGATGCCTTGGTACAGCACGCACACAGCGCCCCACTTGTGGCCGGTGACCAGCATCTGGCCTTGCAGCTGGATGGGGCCACGCGCCAGATGAGGCACGTCTTCGGGCATGGTCTTGGTCAGCTTGGCCTCCAGCACGCCTGGGCCATCCAGCACAATGGAGTCCTGGCCAATCACGAAAATGCCCTTGTCGGGGTCGCTGGTGATCTCCTGGCCGGTGCCATTGCCAACGCCGTCCAGGCTGCACGACAGCGCAACGCTGCGGTGGGTGTATGCCTGGTTGATCTCGGTGTTAAATTCGGTGATCCCCAGGCGCTTGGCTGCCTCGGTCAGGATCACCGGCTCCAGGGTGTTGCCCCAGCCCATGGCTTCGTTGCCAATGTCGGGGCGCTCTTTGCCGTCGATGGCGTTGATCGAGAACTGCAGCTCATCATTGGGCGTGCTGTACTTGCTAAAGCCCATCAGCCCCGGCAATCTGCTGGCGCTCATTGACTTGTCATCGGTTAATTTTCCGGCCATGGTTTACTCCTTTGTTGTTGCAAGAGAATACACGCGCACAATCCGCGCATGTGCTTGAGGATGGACAGCTTCAGTGAAGCCGACCGTTGTAAATTGTTTGGTTCTAAATACGGCGCCAAGCACCGATGGATGTACGCCTGATGGCACTTCGATGAATTGCCTGATGTCATTGATGGACACCTGGCCCTGCTGCTTGCACAGAACCACGGCCAGCGCCCGGCACCGTTCTAAGAACTGGTGATCACGCTGCTCAAAAATATCGAGCTGGCGCTGCTTTATGTCGCGACCAATTGCCTTCATGATTGAATCTTTTCAACCTGTTTGGCCATCAACCAATTGTCACCAAGCCGGCGAACAGATCGCACCCATTGGAGCTGGTACGAGCGGATTACGGCAGGCGGTGCATCGTAACCGGCAAAGATGCGGCGAACGTGAGTCAGGAATCTGGTATTCATGATCAGCCCCTCCATGCCAACAAAACACCCCAGCCACCAAAGACCAGGAACGTGCCCACAACGTAGGCTGCATCGATTAGTTTTTCTTTCATGCTTCTCTCCTTAATTAAGCTCTTGCGAGCAAGTTGGAAACCTGGCTTGCGTGCCAGACTGTGCCGCCCCTGGCGGTTTCAATGCCACGAGCTGACAGCTCATTGGCAATGTCTCTGAGGGTGGCTGCACCCAGGCGTGCCTGGATGTCGCGCACCATTGGCAGCATGCGTGCTGCATAGGCGTCTGCCTTGGTCTTAATGCTGGCCACACCAGCTGCGCTGCCAACTTCTGGCGTTGGGCAACCCAAGCGTGTGCCACGGGCCTTGGCTTGTGCCAAAGCAGCCTTTGTGCGTTCGCTGATCTTGCGTGCTTCCCACTCAGCAAACACTGCAGACATTTGCAAAAACGTGCGGTCAGCTTCTGGCATGTCAGCGCACACGAATGGCACGCCAGACTCCAAAAGGCCAGAGATAAAGTGGACATTACGAGCAAGGCGATCGAGCTTGGCAATCACAAGGACTGCCTTTGTACGCTTGGCCAGGCTCATGGCTTGAGCCAGCTCTGTGCGGTCGGTCTTGCGGCCAGACTCGATCTCTGTGAACTCAGCAACCAGCTCCTGGTCACCGACGTGTTGGGCAACAGCCTGGCGCTGTGCATCAAGGCCAAGACCTGACTGGCCCTGGCGGTCGGTGGACACTCGGAAGTAAGCTACAAATTTGGTCATGATCAAGCCTCCACGCTGTCAAGCAATGCGTCCAGCTTCTTGTTGAGCGAGTCAACCTTGCGCTGTGCTGCAGGCTTCAAGAAGGTCTGGCGGCCAGAGAAGTAAGCCTTGGCGCCACCGATGTAGCTGTTGGCGTTGTGTTCGATGAGAGCGATCTGGCGCTCGATGTCTGCGATCTGCTTTGCTGTGGGTGTCATGTTGAACTCCTTGCACGTCATCTGTGCGTTGAACATGGAAGGATTATAAACACAAAGCGATATCGGTGTACAACCCCCAAAAGTAGACCCAACCATAGGGACTTACCCTAATACAGCGAAAAATCAGTCACTTAGGTGTCCTGTCCAATATCGGAGCGATATACACTAATGCTCCATGGACAACACACTCAAACCCTTCCTCACCAGGCTGCGCCCGGAGACTCGCCTGCTGCTCGACAAGGCAGCCGAAGACCAGCGCCGCTCTATCTCATCCCTGATCGACCAGTGCGTGCGTGACCAGCTGCAGCCCCGCTACGGCCAGCTGACGCCCCGCCTGGAGCGCTTCCTATCGGGGGTGAAGCAATGAACCACCAGGAAGCCACCAAGATTCTGGACATGGCCAAGGACGGCCAGCCAATCCCCGAGGACGTGCTGACCGAGGCGCTCTTCATGACGGGAGATGCTGGCTGCTGGCGCGACATCCCCTGCCCTGACGTGCATGCATTCGTTGAAGACATGCGCAAGGCGGGCCTGCTATGAGCGCCGCCATCTACTTCGTGGTGCCTGGTCAACCCGTTGGCAAGGGCAGGCCCAGGGCAAGCACAAGGGGCGGCTTTGTGCGCATGTACACCGACGCCAAGACGCTGTCGTATGAGGCCGCCATCGCGCACCAGGCGACCTTTGCCATGTCGGTGTGGTCGGTGTTCGACACGGCCATCAGCCTGCGCGTGGTGGCCTTCTACGGCATCCCTGGCAGCTGGTCAAAGCGCAAGCAGATGCAGGCGCTCAACGGCGAGCTGATACCCGGCAAGCCAGATTTGGACAACGTCGCCAAGGCGGTGCTCGATGCGTGCCAGGGCGTGGTCTACCAGGACGACAAGCAGGTGGTCAAGTTGGTCGCAGAGAAACGCTATTCGTACGACCCCAGGATCGAGGTCTACGCGCATGAGGTATGTCAATGAGTTTTGCAAAGCACCAGGTCAGCCTGAAAGGCAGTTCTGTGAACAGCCAGCCGTACAAGCTGTGCCACCGATGTGAAGAAAAGAAGCCACCCGAGGGCGGCGTGCAGACCAGCCCGCAGCGGTGGTACTGCGCAGTGTGCTGGGTGGACAAGATGAAGGGCAAGCGATGAAGTATTTACAGATTAGGCTGCGCAAGCGGCTGCAGGGCCACGACGGCATGACAACCAAGCAGCTGTCTCAATTGGTGGACTCATGCCCACGGGACATCACCAGGTCGCTCAAGGCCATGCCCGACGCATACGTTGATCGCTGGACGGGCCCAGAGCGTGGCCAGTGGGCGGCAGTGTGGTGCGTGGTCGAGGTGCCCGAAGACTGTCCCAAGCCAGGATGAAGCGGCCATGGAAACCTCACTACCACAAGCACAAAGGCCCGGTCGAACCCGACAGGACAACGCTGCTCATGGGCGTGGCCAGAGAGCTGCTGACGACCTGGGAGATCACCCAGGACAAAGCGCTGGTGGACAGGCACCTGGCTGCAGTGGACAAGCTCTACGGCGCTGGCAGCGAGGCATCAGTGCGCCAGTACATGCACAGGATCAAGAGAGATGAACGCTGTGGCTGAACCGATTCATTTTGAGCTGCCCAAGCGGCCAAGGGTCAAACAGAAAGACCCACCACCCGATCAGCGCAAGGTCTGCGTGCTGCCGATCAGAGCTGTGTTTGACAAGCGCATGAGCCACGGTGCGCTCCAGGCACTGGCAGCTCTGTGCGCGTACTGCAACCGTGCAGGCATCACATGGGTCAGCCAGACCAGGTTAGCCCAAGAGCTGGGCATCAGCCAGCAAGCCGTGGCCAAGCAGTTCAAGCAGCTGCGTGAGCTGGGCTACCTGGAAACCGTACGCAAAGGATTCAAGGGCGAGCGCACCGACACCCTGCGCGTGATCTTCGATCCATCCATCACAGCGGAGCAAGCCATCACCATGACCAGCAACAAGGAGGACACCAGGCCACCGGCTATCAGAGAAGAGCAGGCCAAACAGGCTGAACAGATTGACCGCGAAGGTCAAGCAAGGATCGCCAGGCTCATCAGCAAGGCACTCAAGCAACCACTGAAACAGGAGAAAACCATGCCCACATCAGGACAGACCAGAACGGTCAAAAAGATGAAGGAAGACATCGCCAAGACCAAACAGAAGCGGTCACCAGGTACACCAAAACCTGTGGAAAAGACTGTGGACAACCATGCTCACATTCACAACCCACAGGTTGTACATGCAGAGGGCCTACATTCACAACCTAATCACAACCTGGAGGTTGTAGATAACACAGGAGAACACATAAGAGTAAACCTATATAAGGTTAATACTTTAAATACATTAAGAGATAACCGGTTAGTTCTGCACAACCAAACGATCAAGCAGCTGCTCGACTTCGGACTGACCGACCAGGACATCGATGACGGCCTGACAACCCTGCTGGCCATCTACGCAGCCGAGGGGATCACCCCGAAAGAGCAGCACCTGGTTGATGGATTGATGCAGATGAAGCGGGATGCTGCATGACCGAAGGCACCGCCAAGGCACCTAGATCGATCCATACGGCGCGATCACAGGCTGGTTGGCACATGGGTAGCATCACCTGCATTCAATCGCTTGTAGGCCGTTTAATCGATTCTGTACAAAGCTCAAACGAACGTATGGATTTTGTACAAGCAGGGGGCATGCTGCGACGTGTGCCCTTGGAAGCAATCGCAAACCATATGCGCAGGCATGACGCTCGCGATACCGGGCGCGTTGACGGGCGCGATAAAAAACGACCCTTCCCCCCTCCCCCTCACTGTAGCGTTAGGGGGACTTCCCACAATTTTTCCTCAGAATTTTCTGAACTTTGTACACTCGCCATTTGAAAGGATTGATTTATGGCATACGAACTGAAGCCTGGACAAGGCAAAGCCTTTGTGAACAAGACCAAGACCGAGGACTGGCACGCGCCTTACTCTGGTGAGGTTGTTTTGCCTGATGGCTCGCTGCATTACCTGGAGATCACGCCTGGCAAGACGCAGGCTGGAGAGCATTGGTTTAGGGTGAAGGTTGGCAAGCCCAAGCAAGCCAAGCCTGCTGTGGCTGCTGCGGTGGCGCAGGTGTCTGAAGACTCTGACATACCGTTCTGATGGCAAGCCGTAAGCAGCCGACGCAGATACCCAGTGTTGCTGGCTGGGGTGGCACCAGGTCGATTGAGCGCAGGCTTGAGAGATCGTCCACCCTGGCTGGCAACCGGGAGGCGGTGGCCTATGCGCTGCTGTGCATGGCGAACACGAAGATCAGCGACATCATGACTTGGGATGAATCTGGCAATGTGACTGTGAAGGCTGCACACCAGATCCCTGAGCATGCGCTGACCGCGATCAAGTCGATCAAGCAGAAGGTTGACCGCGATGGCAACTCGACGCTTGAGATTGAGCTGTATGACAAGGTTGGGGTGCTGCGCATCCTGGCCAAAGCCTCTGGTCTGCTGGACAACCCAGAAGAGTCTGATAAGCCATCAGTTATTGGCATTAATATCAAACCGCCGGATGTACAAGATGTTGAAATTGATTAAAAAACAACAATAGCTATTGCTTTTTATTTTGTAGTCATTAATATCGGGGTTGAGCGATATCGCTCTTAACCTGGAGAACAATGTGACTACATTTACCACCGATGACCGCAAGAAGGCCCAGCACACACCAACAGTAATAATTGACTCTGGCGCAAGCTATGAGGAGCCTATCCCGTTTGCTGGATTAGTTGAGATTGATCCTGATTGGGAACAGGAGGATATCTTGCTTGATGACATTACCAACCCAAGAATGAATCATATCGGTGAGCGGTGGGGCGAATAATGATAATCAAGTCACCTTTTTGGCATATCCTCCAGCGTGAAATAGCAGATAGAAAGAAAAATAAAAAATGAGTCACTTTGAGCCTAACAATCCTAAGCATGACGCGGTAAACCACCCAAAGCATTACACCAATCACC